TTTCCTTTTTCATAGTGTTTAATTTATTAGTGGTTTATAATTTTTCGGCACTCCCTGCCGATTGGGTTTTATGCACTTTGGCGGTAAAAAGTTTCTACGCTTTTTTTGTAATCTTCATCGGTTGTTGCAGGGTCTCGCTCGATTAGGCCATCGAGGATATTCCCCAAGTCCTCAAAATAAACTCCCTCTACGGTGTGCTTTGGCTCACCCTTTGCATTGAGAGCATAGATATTATAAAGGTCGGGGCCGTTATCATAAGCGATATAAACCCACCCTTTATGCAGTAGGCCGTCCACCTCTAATGCGAGTGTAGGCATTTGGTTGTATGTCGTACACATACGCCTACTAATACCCCAAGAGCATAGCACTTTTAGTGGGGTTACTGCGTTAAGTTGCTCATTGATTGTGTTTACAATCATCTTGATTTCTTCGGTTGAATACATAACATTTAGATTTATATTTTATCGAGATTTTACCCTCTCGATTTGGGTGTCACTCTATCGGACTGCCGAGTGAGTAACCTTTCTAATTTTTCGATATTGTCAAGTAGTCTATAACCCAAGCCTTATGAGTTTTGTTGTCAGTATGTCAAAGAACTTTTGAACTATCGTCCAGCCTCGTTTCGTGAACCTTTCTGATACAGGAATACAACATCGAATTTCATAATAGATATAGTTGCGAAGCACCTTTATACCTGCTTACAAGGGTTCTACTCGCTTTTGTTGGGTGAAATTTCTTCAGAGTGCCGCAGGTAAATTTCTCACAAGAAAAGCGAGAGGTTCATTGAACAGGTGAAAAACGGTGTTGTTCCTTTGTATCTGAATAGGTAGAGAACCGAGGCAGGACGATGTAAAGTTCCCATCTGACACAATTCATATTAGGCAAAAGAGACTACACGACAAGAAATATCGAAATAAAAAAAGCACCCTGCAATATGCAGAGTGCCACCATTTCATTTATGAAATACCTATTTGAATTTTGGGTCGATGATACTGCTCGGAGTAGGCACATAACCCTTGACTATTTTTCTGCGCTCCTTTGTCATTAAGAGGTACTTGAATGAGTCGGAGGGGTTAGTTGATTTCGTTGGCAGTTGGTCTATTGGGAGTCGTTCACTACTCTTATCTTTATACGTGATGCCATCTTTCACTTTTGTTTTTGCACCTTCAAGGGATAGTTTCAATTCTTTGGCAGCGTAAGCGTCAATCAACACTTGCGGTAGTAAGCGATTTGCCCCAGAGAGAAGTATCGACATAAAGTGGTACTCCTCGGGCTGGCCTATATTGCCCTGCCCTGCCGACATCGGGAGTACCGTCCAACCTGTACGGCGGCCATCATCATCGTACTCAATATGCTTCTTAAATTCCGATGCTTGGTCTTTTCCCACCTTTTTATACGAGTTACCCGCTCTATCATAGTATAGGTTCACTGTTTTATTACGCATTGGGGCAAAGTATTTCCGGAATTTTCTCGCGAGGTCTTTAAGGTAATCAGGAGGCAAAGAATACAAGAACTTTACGATACGAATTGTATCTTTCCCATTCACCACTTCATTCTGCGCGATAGACAATGAACACATATTACCAAAATCAACACCTAATTGGAGTGGTTTGTTTGTGTTGAGATATTTTAGCACACGGCAATCCACTTCATCACGCATTGATAATGTATCATAATACTCCTCGTTAATACCATCATAGTAGAAGTGGCTATCTGAAAGAGCTGCATAAAATCGTGCACCTGCCTCCAAAGTTGGCTTACAGGATAATATTGCCGTTTTAAGGTCATTGAGTCCAGATGCAATAGCATCTTCAAACCACCCCTCTGTAAGGATATCAACATTGACATAAGATGATGCACGCAAAAAGAATGTGCTGGCCTCCTCTTGCCTTCGCAATTCTATCCATCGTGCCTTCCATAGATTGGCTGTTTTAAGTTTGTTTTTAGCCTCATTAAAATTAGATGCCGTTGGATTTTTCAAGTATTCCTCTTTGGCTGCCACATATTCGTGCAGAGAGTCATTATACACCAATCCCACCTGCATAATGAGAAGTATTTTCTCCACATTCATATTCTTGACCTCCTTCGACATCCAATCATACTCTCCCGAATGTGAAGGGTCTGCAATATCGGAAGTAAAAGTAACGCCACGATAAAAAACAGAGTGGCCATACTGCTGACGATACCCACGCACTGCCTTTAAGAGATTTGCAATTTTCTCTTCCTTGAAATACTTTCCCTCATCACCAAATGCGTGAACATAAGATGCACCCGCAAGGGTTGATGGACGGTCAAGCGAGCCAAAACGGATATTCACACCTGTAAAAAATAGGAGTGTGCGTTTATATGAGACGAGTTTATTGAATGGAGTCCAAAAATGAGGGCGCAACCATTCAGGTAAATCGGCTTTTTCTTTTTCAGTAAAGGTTGGTGGTGTTTTCTCAATGATATAATGCACGCCCTCACGAAATCCCTTGCGTTCCAGACCTTCAAGCACTGACGGCAGCACATTTGCTGTAAGGTTAGCAAATGTGTCTGCGACCCAAACGCAAGGAGCACCGGGCATATCATATACCACATCGATAAGACGCTCCACCTGTATATCTGTGGTTTTAGCAGAGCCTCGGCCAAGTTCGCCGAAGAACCTGCGAGGTGCCACCAATGATACTATCTGTGCAAATCTATTTTGATATTGCACGGAGGTAATATCCGTATTTACCTCTTTAACTCTCTTCCTGTACGACATAATGCAAATGTTCAACTATATCTACATCATCAATACTTGCCTCCATTCGCAAGCGTTTAGCAACAGAGTCACTTAGGCCAAGTAAGGCAATTTGTGCGGCCAGCGCATCACGGTTTGCAGGGGGCAAGCCTATTGATTCAGGGTTAAGCGAGAGCAACCTATACTGACGAGCATACTGAGTAGGTGGTAATACTTCGGGGTCTTGCTGGTCAAGGCGTAACACCTTTGCTTTTTGGTAAAGGATATTGGCTGCTATCTCATAATCTTTGGTTGTGCGAGCAGAATTTACAGCGGCGACGTGCAGAGTATCCAATTGGTCGGCCAACTTCGCCCGCAAGGCATCTTTTGACACCTGTCGTGACGAGAAAAACATCTCTACGGCTTCGGCGTATAGGTTTGCGGCTCGTTCATAGGTAAACCCAAAAGGCTTACGCGTAAGGAGCCGAATAGTATTTCGTTTCCCATATTGACCATCGATAGAATATATCATCACCAGCAGGTCAATATATATCTGCTCATTGCGAGATAAGTCTGTTTTACAACCACCTTCGATATATGATTGAATACGCTCAATAGCCCCTTCATCATCTGGGCCACCAAATAGGTCAAGTTTTGAGAGTTGAAACGAATTATCTCGCATCACGGCAGATAGTTCCTTGACTGCGGTGAGATTACCGCCCTGAGCATCAGAGAGCAACCTCATTTCTACCTTTGCACGCTCTTGCAGACGACCACGCAGAAGAAGTAATGATATTTCGCTATCAGGATTTGTGTATTCTAAATGAAACAGTTCTTTATCCCACCCGAAGTACACTGCAATATCCTTTTCGCTCCAGCCTAACGCTCCAAGTTTTAGTAAATTTGCCCTATCGTCCTCTGTCAGACCTATTAAGGATACATTCTTCGTAGAAGTTGTAGATTCGCTCATCATTCAAAAAAATATATTGTTCGTTAAGTGCGTTCTCGCTAAAATTATCGCTACCACAGATTACAAAGTGATGTTCATCGGTTCTTATCAATGTTACTTTACTATGATTCCAAGCATAGCCAATATTTATGTTTCGTGTTGATGCAAACGCTTGCAGTTGGTCATTAACCTTCGGTACTCGGCTTCTTATAGAATCTGATATACAGATGTAAATACTATCGATAGAACCTTTATCATACCATCTCACAAGCGATGTAAGGATTCTCTCATTTATCGCATAGGTTGAAAAGGTGAGTTGTCTGATATTACCGAAGTATTTAATGATATATGTAATAAAAGTGAATGCATTAAAAGAGTTGAGCGTCCAGAGAAAATATATCTCACCTTTTGCG